CTGCTTCTCGTTATGCTGCCATTCCTCGAACCATTGAATTGAAATACGCTGATGCCGGTGCAAGTGTTGGAAACACGTCATCCGGACATATTACAAATCTATTTGCAATTCAAAATGGAACCGGACCAGACGAACGGATTGGTCGATCAGTGTCACTTCATGATATGAATGTCAACTACCGAATTGCCACCAATGGTAATGCGCTGTACAGTCTTGTAAGAGTCATGATTATCTATGATAAGCAAACAAACGGAGCATTGCCTGCAATTACGGATATAGTCGCCTCAACTGGTACAGTTACTCAGTTCAACGCCAATAATCGATCTCGATTTATGATCTTGTATGACCGAAGTCATACAGGAGCTGCATCATCTGAAACTACTGCTTCTTTAGCAGCGTTTGCAGATAACCCAACGGTTGTGAACAAAAAAATATCCTTGAAGGGTAAGAAAACGGAGTTTGATGGGACAACAACCAATATATCCGACATTGAAAAGGGCGCTATATACCTTTTGGTGTTGGCAAATAATAGTGCCACTCTTATCAACTATACTACCAGAATCCAATATATGGATATCTGAGTCAAAAAATATAAATTTTAAAATCTTTTATTAAATGATTATCCCTTGACTAATAACCTTTTCAATCACAACAAATCTCCTATTTAATGCTTCTCTTGTAGGAGCATCAGTCCAAATATCCTCAATCCTATATTGAGAAGTAACAAAAAATTTCAAAGGCCTAATCTTTCTCGAAGTACCCTTAGCCTCTCCGATAAATGGGTAAGCGTCTGCCCAGTGTTTGAGAAGTCCCCCAAGCTTAACATCATAGACGTCGACGTCGTCAAGTAATACGACTGGTTCATTCTGGTAGCCATCCCACCATATATTTCGTGGCTTTGGGTAAAGTTCGGGATAAGTGTCCATAACTGTCCTTGTCTTTCCGCAACCAGCGAGTCCGTGGATCCAAACTCCACATGGTCCATCCAGTCTTCCCATGGCAGGCATATAGTCCCTTTCGATTCGTCGAAGAGCAGAATAGCATCGAATTCTGATGTCGGCAGCAATCGATTCGATCTCTCCAAGTTTAGCATAGTTCCAAGCATCCTCGTAGCGAACTTTTTCAAGGGCACCTTTATCTGCTGCATCAAGGGGGAGCTGTCCACGTTCATAGAAAACAAGATTAGGGGAGTCATCACAATCTCTAGTCTTTGAGCAGTATGCACGATTTTGTTTCGCACTTCCCTTGGCAGATGTAAGATGACAGCCAGGCAAAACCCGTCGAACTCCACCGAGCTGTTTTCCCCGATTACTGAAGGCAACAAATCCCTGAAGATGAGGAGTACCAGATGTAGGAGCCACTTCTTCTCCTGCGCAGATATAAGTGCAAGAGATTCCATCCAAGATAGATCGATAGTCAGGAGGATAATTATTCCATGTAAAGAGCCAATTCCTGTACTGGGCATTTCTTCTGGGAGCAGAGTCCGAGTCGGAGTTTGATGAGACACCAGCCTGGGAGAGAATACCGGACACATTTGACATACCTGCAAGTGCGTTCCTGCTCTCCTTTTATGTTTTTTTCCGTTTGACAGTTTGAACTTTCAATTACGGAATTTAACATAATAACCCTAACCCTCATCTAACCCTAACCCTAACCCTAACCCTAACCCTAACCCTAGCGGGTTTTAGGTTTAGTGATCTTCACCACATTCCGAGTCAGCGATAGGGAGGGGCGGGGGCCCCCCCGGTAAGCGGCTAACTTCTATGTAGGGCCCCCTCGGAGAGTGGAGGAGGGGCGGGGGCCCCCCTTCATAGGCCCGGAAACCTGTCAACTACCTGTGACAATTTCTATAAAGAAAACATACCCTTAACTGTTAACTAAAAGTAACCACTCAGGTCTAGGTCTTATTATTACCCTAGACCTAGTGGTTAGTGGCTAATGGTTACTTTCCTAAAAAGGAAATGTAACTGCGCCACAACTGCGCCTTACGAAGTATAAAAGGCGCCACAAATTAAATAATTTATTTAATTTTAAATGCCTCCCTATGCCCCTAGCTACCTCAAACGCAAGTTCGGAGGAAGATACTCAAATGCTGCCAAGCGTCCTCGCTATAACGCTCGTGTGCGTAGTGCTCTTGTTCGCCGTGTTTTTAGCAGTACGCCTGCTTCTCGTTATGCTGCCATTCCTCGAACCATTGAATTGAAATACGCTGATGCCGGTGCAAGTGTTGGAAACACGTCATCCGGACATATTACAAATCTATTTGCAATTCAAAATGGAAC